TCGGATTGTAGTCTGCCGGTTTAATATCTGTTATGCTTATTTTCTCAATATCCATGATTTCACCATCTCAGGTTAAATAATATCTCAATTATTGGGATTAATGCTATAACGAGCATGATTAATTTGTAGATTGTGCTTTGGCTGGCTTCCAGCGCTGTTAATCTTTGGTTTATCTGGTTATCATCGTTAATGCTTTTTATCATGATTTGCTGCACATCATCTGAGACTTTGTCAAGTTTTGTGATTATCTCCTCAATCCTTCTGTCTTTAAAATCAGCTCTTGCGTCAAGTCCTGCGATTTTCCGTGAGTGTTTGTTAATCTGCTCTTCTTTTGTGCAGTGGTGCTCTTTGTCTGGTGGTGTCATTCCTATTAACTCTTTTTTTCTGTTTTTTTTTAAATGATAATGCTGTGGTGGAATTGCACCACCCATGGTCTGTATCAGCATTAATTGTGCATATTTCTTTTGCATAATCAAATAAATTCATGCTGAAAGATTTATTTTTACTAATTGTTTTATCCTTATTCTTGGGTTCTTAATTATTTAAGTGAAGCCTTTTTCTCCATGTGGTGTGTTTACGGAGGAGAAACTAAATTATGGTAAGTCCGAGCAGGTGATTGTCTCTTATGAGGCTCTGCTGCTATACAATTTTTTGTTAGTGGTTTGGTTTTGGTACAGTTTAATACTTTTTTTTGCAGCAGCTCCTCCCAATTGAGCAGTCCTGAGGGCTTATCATTAATTTAATTCTCTGTAATAAACAATGATTAATTTTCCAATGAATTAAAGACTTAATTTGGCAAATGTCTGGGTTTAAACCAGATTATCATTTGCAGGTGAAGAGTCTCTGTGAGTTATGGAGTTTTATTATGATTGCAGCAGCATAAGGAGTGGGAGGTGATTTATATTTTCCGTCCGTGATTGTTTTTACCGTGTTTCTTCTCTTTTATGGTGAATTAAAGAGGGATTATGGATTACTATGAGTCCCTTCTCTTTTTTTTATCATTTGAGGAAGATAAAAAACATTAATGATTAACTTTTTTTTATGATACCGACATGTTTAAATTACTATTTTATTTTAAGAGGAATAAAATATGAATTTTGGATATTGTTTGATGTAAGCTGATATTAGTCGCCCTGATATAAATCATGCTCTCCCCTTCCTTTCTTAGTGTGCTGCTCTCATTATTTTTTTACTCCATCTCACAGGATATTAGAAGATTTTTTCATGGTACTCCAAATATAAGAGAAGTAAAAAACTGTTAGTTTTTTTACTCTCTTACTATTAACTATCGACAGAACCGGTCTATTTATAAACTTTTCGGTTTATTATTTTAGTCTTAAATGCCGTTTCTCCCTTTGTATCCTCTCATATTCCTTGTCATAGTCCTGTTCTGCATGCTCTGTGAGGTTGCCAGTTCCTGCTCGGAATGGTGTGTTTGTGATATACTCTTTCTGTCGGATTTGCTTATATTTTCTGCGTGCATACTGTTTTTGCTGCTCTTGGTGTGCATGTTTGCTGCATTTTTTATTGCAGTATTTCTGATTATAATGCTCTTGTATAAAGTAGCTGCCACAGTATGCACATTTTATTCCTTTGACAGTCTGTCCTCATAGAGTTTAATGCAGATTTTAATGTCCTCAATGCTGGATTTTATCCGTTTGTTTATTGCCTCGTCTTGTTCCTCCTCTGTTAATTGGTGCAGGAGGCTGTCAACTCGTCTGTCAAGGTTTTTATGTGAGTCTTTTAATATGTTTAGGTTTCTCTTGTGCTGTGCTTTCATAATAACTGCCTCAATAAGTTTTTTTGCTCGGTCTCTAATGCTTTTTTATGTGCTTTTAATTTTTTTAGTCTTTTATCTATCTCTGAGAGTGTGGTCTGTATTTCTTTTAATCTCTGCTCTGCTGGGTTCATCATAAAATTGCCTCTTTTATTTTTTTGATTGTATGGTCTTTTTGCAGGTTCTGTCTGTCGAGACGGTTTAATTCTTTGATTATTTTTGGGCTGTCTTGGTCTGTTAATCTGGCGAGGAAGTTGCCGTTTTTCTTTATTACTCTGTTGTTTATATCATATGTGTATGTGTCTGTCATGGTCTCTCGTTGCTCCTTTCATACTCTTTATAATAGGTTTTTAAATGGAGTATTTGGTTTATGAGGTTGTTATTCTCATGTCGGAGTTGTTTTATCTGAGCTCCAAGGGTTTTTATTTTTTTCTGTGCTTTTTCAAGCTCTCTTTCAATGTCTCTTTCTCCCATCATCATGTCCTCAGTCATTTTATCATAAGCTCCTTTTTTATCGCTCTTAATGCGAGTGTGTTAAATAACACTGCGAGGTTTAAACAGATAATGCAGAACCAGATTAATATCTCACTCATTAAATCAGTCCTCCCTGAAATATTTGAGGAAATCTTCAAGATTTCCCTCGTATGCCTTTTTTAATTCCTGCATGTCCTCTCCAATCTCTGAGGAGTATTCGCAGATGACATATGCCTCCTGTAACATATAGATAATGTCTTTCATCTCGGTTATTATTTCTCTTAATTTCTCATTCTCTTTTTTGAGTTCTTTATTTTCATCGTTTAACTCATTCAACAAGTCAACAATCTTTTCTGTGCCGAACCTCGCACCATAGATTAGTGGCTCATTTTCAAGGTCTTTATTATCGAAAATACTGAACAAACCATTACTATCTTCTGCCAGTATAAATCGTTCATCACTCATCATAACTTTCCTCCTCGCAATGTAATAAAATCGATTTCTTTGTAATTCCCTATCCTCTTTAAGTCTTGCACATGTTCGCAGTCATCATAAGTAACACTCACTTTAACAATTTTCTCGCCCTCTCCATTTTCAATCAGGTGCAGCAGATGACTTGCTAAATCTCTAACAGTTATTCCCTTTTTTTCACTCATTATCAATCACCTCATGGATTGCTTTCATGATTGCAGAGAATGTGTTATAATCTTTTGAGGTAACCTCAATAAGTGTGTCTATACTCTCAGAGATTACTAATGGTTTAATTATTTTTAGTGTTGCTTGGTATTTCTCTTCGCTCATTTATACTCCTCTTCAGGTTTTTTAATCTCAATCTTAATGTAATCATTGCCCTTGACATATAATTTATTAATCTCATAATGATTTCCTTTTAAATCCACTATCTCAATATCGAGAATATTTGCGTTGGTGCTGGAATACATCATATCACGCACGCTCCTCCTCATCAAGACTGTTCCAATGTTTAAAGTCCTCGCATGCCTCTTGCAGAAATATCACTCTATGTCCTGCAAGGCAGCAGCACATTCCATCGGTGCATTCGAGGAAGATACAATTATCACATAAGCTCATAATTCATCACCTTCTATTTTTATTTATCCATTTTTCTGTCTCGTTAAGTGTATCATGCACAAGCCAGAGCCTGATGTAGTAACTGCTTATATTTAAACAGTGTGGGCATTGCACATAATACTCCTTGCCGAGTATGTAATGCAGGAAAATTATTATCTCTGACTTTTTAATTGTGCGTCCACAGTAATTGCATAACAGTCTCTGCATTGTATTACTCCATATAATGTGTGGTCTCCGGCTGGGTTTCCTCCCAGTTGTCGCAGGCTGTGTTATCCTCAAATGTTTTTACAAACTGCTCCATGGATACCTGATTATAATCGAAGATTAAATCGCAGAATACTATGTTTGCGTCAGGAGTTACTGTATATCTGAAATACTCGCAGTTTAAGCAGTTTGCACTCATTTGGAGTCCTCCTTTCTATGTATGTCTCTCATATAACTCTTGCAGCAGCTGTCAAGGTGTACTTTCCTATAATGTTTGGTGCATAAGTATTTCCTGATTGTGCTGCCGGCAAATGCTCTGACAAGCTGGACATCACAGTGCGCGCAGTTATAACAGCAGTTGGTGGTGGTTATTTCTATTGTCTTTGGTCTGCTGCTGGTGCTGAATAGTGTGTCCTCATATTTTTTTAGTATCTGTTCAATATGGTGCAGCTCATACTCAATGAGTTTGTCATAATCTGGGTTTCTGTCATCGAGTGGGAGGTGCATTTGGAATAAATAGAAGCCAATATCTGCTTTTTTTATCAGGCTCATGGTATGCCTGAGATAATTTGATGTTTTCTTTTTATCCTCATCATGTATTTTGTCAATCATTTCTGTATTTCCTCCTCACTGTGTATGAAGTTATATATATTCTCTGCACTTTTTCTGCCAATTCCATTAACACTATTAAAATTATGGATACTTTGCTCCATTAAATCCGAAAGATTTTTTATATGTAGTGTTTGCTTGATGGTTTTTGCTTTTTTTTCGCTTATATTTTTCACGCTGCATAATACCACATCAACGGCTGTCTCGATGTTTCTGCGTTTGGTGTGGCTGCCATAATGTCTGGGATTTAAACATTTCTGGGTTTGCAGCAGCATTTCTTGGAATGCTCCTTTCTCATCAGCAGAATATATGACTGGGCATATTGTCTGCACTCTTCTTATGCTGCCAGTATATGCTGCGATTGTGTTTTTTATAAATCTGTCAAATGTTTTATATTTCTGTCTTAGTCTGTGCTGCTGCCAGCTGTCCAGCATGTAGTCCTCTAAGTCTCCAACAATTATCAGGTAGCTGTATTGATATGCTGCTGATTGATTGGTTACTTCATCAAATAGTCTCTGGTTGAATGTGCTGCTCATGAAATCGCTGATTGATTTATACTCATAAGCCACAGTATTATTAAAGACATAATCTGCTGTGCTGAGCTTTTTTATATTGCAGGTGTATCCTTTTTTAGTGTAATAATTATATGCTCTTTCTTTTCTGGTGTTTGCAAGCCCTCTTTCTCCCTGCTCTCTGCTGTCTATTAAGATGTTCATTGTGTGATTTCCTCCTTTAATAGTTGCAGCTCTTTCTGTCGGTATAGTTTCAGCTCATATCGCAGGTCATCAAGTTCCATGCTGACGGCTTCTCTGGCTGGCAGGTTTGCGACATCTTGCACGGTTTTTATGTTATCACCATTAATATTGTGTTTTTTATCATAATAGCTGCTGTCAAGCATTGTCTGTATTTTATCAATGTTTTTTAAATCGTTTTCTGACATGTCGATTAATATTAGTAAGTCTCTGATGTGTTTTTGCACTTGCTGTATTGTTGGGTTTGTGCCTGTTTTTAATAGGCATGTTTTTTCGAGTTTGCAGCCTGTGCATTTGTTTTTATCATCGTAGTTGCAGTTTATTATTTTGCATTCCTCCTCCAATTATTATGGTTACAAAGTTACAAAGTTACATTATTATTCTATATATATTTTAGTTACATGGTTACAAAGTTACAATAATAAAAAAAGTGCATTATAATATATACTAACACACGGTGAAAAAATCATGTAACTTTGTAACCTATATTAAAACATACTTTAAAATTAAAAATAAGCAAGAACACATAGTTTAAAAGTTACATGCTCATTTTGTAACCTTTCAATTTTTACAGCACCACCTCCCAAGTGTCGCTGCTCTTTTTATCCTTGACCTCATCAAGCTCAGGATATAAGAAACTCAGAAATTCATCATAACTGCACAACATAACCCTCATGCTTTTTTTGTTTATTTTAACAGGTTTATACTGCCAGCCCAATAACTCTGCCACGCTCTGCAAGTTATAACTGCTGCTTGTAACATGCTGCAATTCCTTCTTTAATCCTGTTGTGCAGTAGACCTCCATTCCATCACGGCTTCTGCGAATACCCAGCCAGCTGATAAGCTTCTCATTTAAGACTGTCCAGACCCTGCTGTCAAAGTCAGTTTTAGTCTTATAATCAGCGTCAAGATTGCTTTGTTGTTGTGGTCTGCCGGTTTCCTCACTCCATACTTGGACTTTATGTGTGGCTTGGTTTATTTTATCAATAAAAAAGAGCCGAATATCCTCGATTTCCTCCTCATCTAAATCTTCCAGAGTCTCAGCCTTATGCCAGTCTAATATCCAACTCGGCATTTTGTGGTCTGTGTCCAAGTATGCCCTGCCAAGCAGCAAATCAGCCGTTTCCTGCCAGTCATTCAGCAGCATTTCTGGATTATTTTTTATCTCTGTGATAAAATAATTTCCAAGCGCTTTTAATTTATTTAATATGCTCCTCTTTGGTGTGTTAATCCTGAATAACTCATCAAAATCCCTCTTAGTCTCTACTCCTTTTTTCTCGTTATGGCTGAACATTATGCTGTTGAACCGACGGAATAAGGCGTCTCCGTTCGGCAGTGGCTGGTTTGCAGTTAATACTCCACAGCTGAAGCTTGGGATTGTCCTGTACTGTTTGCCCTGATACCGTCCACGCGCTGCTGTGCTTTCTATTGCAGTTTTTAACATGCCCACAATAGAGGGTTTGTTTAAAGCGCCCTCCGGTTCGCTTACCATAATGGGCAATGTGAATTGGCTTACACGGCTGCCGACCCTTGCGACAGTGTCGAAGCTGCTGCCTCCAAGGTCATTATCCTCATTCGGAATGCCATAAATAAAGAGAATTATCTTTCCCAGAGTAGTCTTTCCACTCCCAGCCTTACCATAGAGGTATAGCCATTCAATCCACTTTCCACCAGCCTGTTTAATAGCATAATCGAATATACTCATCAATCCCCATTTCAAGCAGGTTGCCAGCTTTGCCTCATGATTTTTAAAGAACGGTGCAAGCAAATCTATCACATCGAGAGCCTCATTGATTTCCTCAGGTGAAGGGGCATTATAATCCAAGTTAATCAGTTTCAGCTGCTCTGTACTTTTATCATAATAGACGCCTGCATTGTCAATCTCGCTGACAAGCTCAGCCAGATGGTATTCCACAGAGATTTGGATAACTGCTGCAAGTGTGCCTTTCAGTCTGCGTGGGCTTATTACCCAGCCGGCTTCCTCTAAATATGTCTCAATCTCTTTAATGGTCTGCTTTTTTGTCTCAAATACTCTTTTGCTTGTTTTACTTACCCAGCGAATGCTGAATGTTCTGCCGATGTCATCGAGTGGGCTGTCATGGATTATAATGTTCTGTGGATAAGCATTAATCACGGTCTCCCTTGTTCTGCCACCGGTCTTGCCGTTGTCCCACTCATACTCAATACATTCTCTTTTCTGGTTTAATATTATGCTGGTGTTTGTGCCTATTTTCGTTCTATATATTTTTTTACTGCCATATGGTGCGAGCGCTTTCTTTAACCGTCTGTTGAACATTGTGCTGTCAGCAAGGTCATAATTTTCTGACAGTATAAAGCTGACTCCGTCCAAGCCATTATTTGCTTTCTGCTCTAAGCTGTATAAACTATCAATATATGCGTCAACATCAGCATAATCCAGCTCAAATCCGTCAGCAGAGATTATATCCTCGCATAAGGGTCTGATAATATCCTCCACAGTTTCAGGCTCGACTTCTTGGCTGTATAACTCGCTTATTATTAATCGCAGCATGTTTCCTGTTAATTCTGGTTTGATTTCCAGCAGAATGCTGCTTAATTCTTGGCTTGTTTTTAAAGGGTCTGCACTTATCATGTTGGCATTTCACCTCCTGAGTGTTAATAATAAAAAAAGAGAAGAGGAATTAATGGGAGAATTAAACCTCTCCCACATTATTAAGTAATTCCTCTTTAAGCTCTGGTGTGAAATCTGGGTACTGGTTATCATATGACCAGATTTTCGCAATCCTCTCAAAGTTTTTCATTGTTAATTGCTCACCTCTGGCTTCCAGCTTCTGAATGATTTTCCTAAACCATTCTCCCAGCACCACATTGTCTGTGCCTTTGAGAACAACTGCTGGGTTATCAGATTTGGTGTCAATTACCTCTGCTTCTATAACCTCCTCTGCTGCCGGTTCTGCTGTTTCTGCTGGTGCTGATTTTCTCTGTCTTTTCTGTGATGTCTTGCTCTTCTTTGAGCGCTTTGGAGCATTTTCTTTCGCGTCTTTATCACCTTTTATGATTTCAATTTCCTCTGCACTTACCTCACCAGTGCCAATAAGGTCTGCGATTGCACGGTTTTTCGCTCTGGTGTGTGCAGTGCTGACAATGTCATGGTCTGGGTTGTTAAATCTTTTTCGCAGCTCAAACTCGGTCGGTTCTGTTTTATCTTTTTTATTTATCTTGTCATAGAGGCTGCAACTTCCTACGCCTACGCTGTATCTACCGTTCGGAGCGATTGCTTTCACATAGAATTTGCTGGTGAGGACTCTCCCTTTCTCATCATGTTTGGTCTCCTCCTTGATAATTTCGTCATCAAAATTAAATGCTGTGGCAAGCTTTCTGTATGCTGATTTTTTCTTAAACTGCTGTCCCTGATAATCCTCATCAGTGAGGATTGCAGCGACAACCTCCTCATAATTCTTCCAGTAAGCTGCTGCTCCCTCAGGGTCTACGAGGTCGAAGCCTCCCACGGTTGATATATTGGTCTCCTCAGGCACAGTTAATTCAGTAGTCATCATAATCCACCTCTTCATAAATAACTGCTCTCTCTCGGTCTCTGACAACCTCATAAATCATTTTGTCATTATACTCAGGGTTGTCAGATTTCTTTATATCTGATAAGGTTACTCTGATATAATCTCCGATTTCAAGGCTGCTGTTATACCTCATTAAATCACGGTGGCTTGGCAGAACCTTCTCTGCACCACTTTCAAGCTCCAACCTTATGCGAGTGTTGCCCCAATTATCCTCCTCAAAGGCACATATGTTGCCCTCTATGCTTTCGCCTATCTTATTTGCCTCCCAGTATAAGCTGGTTTCGTCTGCGTCTGGTATCACTTGCTCAAATGCCATAGTTTATTCCTCCATGTGTGTGTATATTTTTAATAATGTCTCATAATTGTTTGAGAGTCTTTTCAGTTCTCGGTTTTCCTCTTCTAATTTTAAATCAAGGTATGATTTTCTCATACTCTCATTGGTTATCTTGCTCAATCCCTCATCAGCTCTTGCAGCATTCACCTCAGCCCAGTTAATATTTAATAAAAGATGGGCTTTATCTACATTAAGTTGTAATTTAAAATTATCAAGGCGAGTTTTTGAGAGTTCGAGCTCTCGGATTAACTGCAAGCCTACATCTTGTCCACTGCTCTGCCATGCACTTATCTGCTGCATGACATGGTCTGCATAAGTCTCAATTTTAACAGGCTCGAATTCGTCCGTGTGTGTCTGGGTTTTATCTGTCATCTTTTTATTCCTCCAAATAAATTAAATTCGTCCAGCATGGTCTGTCTGTCCGGCTGTTTAAACTGTCGGATTTTACACATGCCTGCTTTGGTGTGTGCTGTATAACAGCCATTGCGTTGGAAGTCTCTTTCATCATCTGCTGCAAGGCTGTCCAGCACGCCCTTTGCTAATGCACATAGTTCATCTGTCATAATCACCACCAGCATATTATGCAAGTGGTGCGCTGTAATAACTCGGAGGCTGCAACATAAAACATATTGCAATCAATCCGATAAATATGAGTATGATTAATATTGTAATTGCTGCCAGTCGGAGTCTGTTCTGGACATCTGTCTGCACTCTGTCCAGCCGTGCTTTCCCACTGTATCTCATATAACAATAACATAAAAGGTTCTGAAAATTATTTCTCATGCTCTGCCTCCATGTATGCTGCGTTGATACTCTCCATCATATCCTCCTCTTCTGCCAGATAAATGTCAATATCTCTCTGAGTTATGTCTGGGTTGGCTTCTATTTCCAGCAGCTCATAATCCCAGTCTGTCATCTCATAAGGCTGCTCCATCTCTGATGGTGCAAGGAAAATATCCACATACTGCTCCCAGCTCATGCTCATTGTATCACCTTTTCAATATAGGCTTTCCGATTGTGGAAGCTTACTTCGACTGTGCAGCCGACATTAAGCTGGCTTCTTTTTATGCCTCTCCCAAGGTATGCTGGATAACATTTGCCCTTGGCACTTTGCAGCCAGTAACTGTCGCAGTTCATCGCATATAATTTCTGTGCTACCATTCGTCAGCAGCCTCCTCTTCGTAGTATGGGCAACAGCTGCAATCCACATCACCATATGGGCAATCGTTTGGATAAGAGAATATCCTGCTATGCCAGTCTATTATGCAGCTCATTCCTGCTCACCTCTGACGAGGTTTAAAATTCGTTTTTCGAGTTCCAGTGCTTTCATAATTTTTTCGCCTGTTGTCAGGTCTCCGTTTGGGAGTAAGACAAGGCTGTCCTCTTTTATTTTCATTGTTTATTTTCCTCCGTGTGTGTTTGGGTTTTTTAAGCAGAGAATTAATTCTTGCTTGGTTTATTATATATTTCTTGGAGTATATAAATATAACTATATTTATAACTATTTTTTTAACTATAATTATATATACATAAATAGACAGATTATATAACATAACTAATAAACATAGGAGCATGATAATAATGAAACGCAAATCAAAAATAAATAACGCAAATGCGACCAACACATTAAAGACCACAATCCCAAAGCCAATAAATGAGCTTCTTGGAGTCTCTGCTGGTGATGTGCTGCTGTGGACTGTCGAATTAAAAGACAATCAGCACATAGTAACGATTAAAAAAAGCGAATAAGTTAAATAGTAACCAGTACATACATAAGTAATGGTTACAGTTTAATAATTAAATTCAATTAATCTTTTTTTCTTAATACTCCGTGTGTGTTTGGGTTATTTTCGGATAATAAGTAAAAAATTATTAACTTGCTCTTTTTTTTTTATTTGACTATGTAACCAGCAGCCCAGTCATACCTTTATGGCTGGTTTGCTCCTCTATTTTTTTTATATGTCATATCCAAGGTCAATTAATATTTTTTTCACCTCATCTCTGGCTGCCTCCTTGATGTCCTCTTGGAGCTGATTATATTTTCGCAGCAGCTCCTGATATTCTATGCTGTCCTCACTAATCTCTCGACCTGTATTAAAAATTGTTACTTTATCTATATTATTAATATATTTTTTCTTTAAATCATATGGGCTGTCCATATAATAAGACTGATGTATAATCTCCTTACTTCTTCCCTGCAAGCTGTCAATCTCTGTCCTTGTCAAAGCATTTATTCCAGTGCTTAATTGGGTTGCATGAAACTTCCTTAGCATATGCTGACGGAATTTCCTATTGCTGCCGACCTTTCCCAATCCCAGCCTGTCATTTAATCTGCTGAATTTTGCTGTTAAATACCTCGCACTTATATCAAAGAGGCTGCTGTCAGGAGTTAATTGCCGGTCTGAGTTAAGCAGATAATTCACAATCGCCTCTGTGCTCTCAGGTGTGCTGAATGTGAAATAATCCTTATTCGTTTTTTGCCTGTGGACTCTCCATGTGGGTATCACATCATCTTGAAGGTCTAACTCTGCCAGCACATCAGGAATATCTTTGCTGCTGTGATAATCTGAGGTGGCATTGATAAAATCCCTGATTGTTAAATGAGAGGTCTCATATCTGGCTGTGCCTGAGCTTGCGACAAATAATATCACAGCTCTCATCTGTAAATCGCTGACAGACGCAGCCTTCTTGATAATGGTCTTGCTTGGCAGGTCTTTATAATCAATCACGGTTCTCTTTGTGCTTTTTGTGCTGATTGGTGGAAGAGGCTGCAATTCAATCTCATAATGCCTATATACTGACAGAATTCTGTTAAATTTGCCATGTACTGTGGAATAATAAGAGTATTGCTGCAACAGGTATGTCCGGAAGCCCATTAAATGCAGTCTTATGCGACGGTCTTTCCATCTAATGCCTGAGAGCTCGTCTTGCTCTGCCTCCTCCAATAAGCTTGTCATGCTCTGCTGCAAATAATCTGTGTAACTTTTAATTGCATATTTATAACTGGTTACAGTTGCAGGTCTTAAATTCCGTGTAACTTTTAACTCTTGCAGCAGAATATTATCCTCATCATACATATTATTATGTTCCTCTGTATTTTTATAATCGGTGTGCAGCAGCAAACTAATATTAAAAAAGTCATTGAAAAATAGTATTTTCCTCTTTTAAAAGTGCATATTTTCCTTGACTTTATTAGGTGTTTGCTGCTATGATGGACAATTATAAATTTATACCTCCATATTTTTTATATTTTCTATATCTGTTTTATTTCAGTGCAGGGTTCTACTCCATCACGGAATGAGGCGCTGATGTCATAGACGCAGCCGAGATAATTGGAGTCCCAATCATACAGCTCCTGCTGCTGTTTGTCGCCTTGCAGCCACTCAAACAGCATAAGTTTACAGCCTCTCTTGGCTTTAAAGTGTCCCAAGTTGGTCTCAATAAATACTCTGGCTGCTGTGATTTCGATTTCCTGCTCTGTGCCGTTGACGGTGAACACTACCGGATTTTCAGTTGTGCTTAAAATTTTATATAACTCCATAAGCTACTCCTCCATATATGTCAAACTGAGTTATGTCCTCTATGTCTATTCTGAATATTTCTGTATTTTTAAGATAAATAGTGATAAACAGGCTGCCCATCTTCAGTGTAAGTCCATCACATAAAAAGAACAGGCTGCTGTTAATTTTAACTGTTATTGGAGATGAGTCTCTGTCAGACCCTTTCACCATTAATGCTCTTGTGGATATATCCACCTCAGCAGCATAATGATTGCTGAGTATGCTCCCAATTGCTCGGCAGTTCTGTTTCTCTTTGCACCTGTAAATCTCTATTTTCTCCTTGGTATCGATGTCGCTCCTGTTAGCTAACTCTGTCTTTAAATTTTTTAAGTTGATTAATTTCATATTTAATTCCTCCTGCTGTAAAAAAAAGTAATATTAAAAAGAGATAATATGAATTTTTTTAATCTCTTTTAAATCATAAGCTGTTGCTGCTGGGTTTCCGTCAGAGTCGATTGCAGCTTCCTCCATGTTATTAAAATCTGTTTTTTCAAAGTTTTTAAACTGGTCTCTGGTATCATGCAGAGTGAGGGTCTGTGTCTGCTTATTGAGACAGATTGTGTTTGTCCAGATTTCAGTCCTGCTCTGCTGAGTTTTTATCATGAAACGGTTGTAACCTCGGACGATAATCATGTCCTCAGTCTCAGCTGTTTTAATGTAATATTTCCTCTGTGCATATCTACGGTATCCGTTCCTCTTTGCCATCATCTGAGTGATTGCCTCTTTAAATTCATTTTCATTGCTGAATGTTATCATTTGTAATCCTCCATAAAAATAATAAGGTGGTGAGAGTCTCACCATCTGAGTAATAATATAAAGTTTCTGACTCTTTTTGCTCCCATGTATCTTCCGAGCTGTCTGTAATTAACGAGTAAATCGTTCAGGATATAATCGATGTCAGCTTGGTTTAAGCCTATTCCGATTTTTGCATAATTGAGCTCTACTGTGTCGAAGTCATTGCCTTTGTGTATGTTTAATAAGTTTGGGTTAATCATTTTGTTTTCCTCCGTGTTGGGCTGTCGCCCTTGTACAATATAATATCTGTACAATAGAGTATATAAATATAACGGTTTTTTGAGTAAAAATCCAGCACCCATTATGACTTGAAACATAAAAAAATCAAAATATTGCTTTAAATAATGAAATATGGATACTAAATAAAATTAAAGTTAAATAAACGATTTAAAAAGGGTATTTCTTAAAAAAGCCTAACTAAACCGGTTATAATAAAAAAATTTTTATAAGATTTCAGCTCAAATCTGCTGAACGAAATCTCAGGGCTCATAGTAAGCTCGCAGCAGGTTTAATATTTTCTCATTTTTACTTTCTCCATTGACTCCCATGAACAGCTCCTTGCTACGCAGTCCCAGCCGGAAATCCAGCCTAACAGCCTTCTTCTCATAATCCATAATTGATAAGGTGCTGTAAATATTAAAAATATACATGAACAACTGCTGCGCCTTGTCCAGCTCATCAGCGAACAGGTTATCATTGAGGAAATCGATTGCAGCTTGCTCAATGCTCCCCTCATAGAAATATGCGTCAGTGCCTGCACTGACTCCCATGTCTGCATAAAAGAGGGACAGGATATATCCGAAGCTGCTGCTTGTGATAATATCCAGTCCATTCTGGGTTGCATGATATAGTCCAAATGCTGCCCACTGTGTTGAAATGTCCACCACCTCCATATTTATGCCCTTCTCTTTTAAGAATTCATTAAGTTTGTCATTGTCTGGTGCGTCTGCTGTTATGTCCTTTGGATTAAATTGATGTTTGAAAAATCTCATCTTTCCTTTGCCTCCTTTAATAAATTTTAATATTCTACTGTGAGACATCTCCTGATTGTTCTCTTGCCATCAGTATAAATATGCTGTGTTGTCTCTATGGTTTTATGGAATGCTCCCAATGCTGCGAGGTTTGCCAGCCAGATTATCCTGTCCTGATGGTCTTCGTATGTGGTTATCTCAAAGCCGTCCGGTGAGAAATTGGCATAAAACTCTATATTCTCTAACTCCCAATTCTGCTGGCATACCTCCTCTTGTATCATATCAACGATTTTCTGCTGCTGCTGTGTTAATTCTCTCATGAGTCCACCTCCCTCTATTTTTTTTAAATTTAAAAGGGAAATGATAAAATTAAAAAGTTAATGGGAGGTTCTCCCAGTCATCAAGGAAGTCCACCTCTCCCATCTTGGTCTCCATTGTGCTGTCAATACTCATTTTCAGCAGTGCAGCCTTTGTTGTTCCAAGGGTCTGCTTGACGGTTTTTAAATCGACCTCACAGAATAACTCATCATAAAATTTATTATCTCTTCCCAGATAATATCTGATGGACGGCTCGAATTCAGACTCATACAGCTCATAAAATCCTTTAAATGTTGGAGTGATAACCTGTTTAATGAATTCTGCCTTGTCTGTCATGCAGTCTTGGAATGCTGGGTTTGCCTCAAACTCGCTGATGTCGCAGTCCAGCACAATAAAAGTCAGCATTTCTCTTGCGAGTGCTTTGCAGCTCACATATTCTGTTGTGAGGTTTCTGAGCATTTGCTCCTGTTTTTTATGTAGTATCATAATATCTTCCTCCATGAGTAATGAGGTCTTGGACGGTGTTATCCGTCCAGCCTCCATCTTTTAATGCTTTTTAAAAAGGTCTCTTCACTGATTTCCTCGAATTCATAATGGAAATGTGTGTAGCCTCTGCCCTGCTCCATGTCTGCCTCAGTGCATTTGTAACATTTGCCGGCTTCCAGTTTGTCTGTGAGGTCTTTCCTGCATGGCAGAGCATATAAGGTGTCATTGCTGTTGTTAATGCTAACCCAGAATTGTGTGCCATACTTACCTGTGAATTTGCTCTCTACATATACACAGTCTGCATAATGCACATCTATGAGTTCAGCCCAGCCCTTTGGGCTGTATGCGCGCAGCCACTTCCTCTCATCGAGGGATATAAACTGCCTTGCGATGTGGCTTGCCCAGACATCTCTGGCAATTACTGTCCATATATACTCCTTGATTGCTCCGTCCTCTGTGTTGAGGAAATCATTGCAGATGTTATAAAGTGCAGCCTCATACCCTTTCTGGTATGGGTTTGCATTCCATGCTTTTATGATGTCAGCAACGGTCTCTCTGGTGAGGCTGGTCGCATTGATTAACTCATTGAGCTCCTGTTGTGGTAGTAATTCCATATTTAATTCCTCCTATAAAAATTAAAAGCATGGAGCTTATTTAAGCTCCCATTAATTCGTCAAGCTCCTCTGCGAAGATATTTTCATGTCCACAGTCTTTTGCACAGGATTGCATGGTTTTGAGCATGGTCTGGACAAACCACTTTATAAGCTCGTAGTCAGTCATTTCTGCTGCTTTGGTGTATTCCAGTTCGCATGCTCTGTAATGGAGTTCTTTGCTTAATAAGCTGTAATCCAGCACTTTTATCTCATAATCTCCTCTGGCTTCACCATAAACTATCATTTCTTTTTCAGCGTCTGTGAGACTGTATGTTGCTGCTGTGCAGATGTCATCGATGACTCCACGCTCTGAGAGGCTGTCGATTATTAAAACTTCATTAACTCCGTGGAAGGTTTGACTCATCTCTTCCTCGGTGCTTGCGAGCATAAAATCGGTTAATTTGGTCTGCATGTCTTTTCTGCTGATTGTTTCATGGCTGCTGCCAGTGTTTGTGCATGCTGTCTCTGTGTTGGTTACATAGACATTAAAAAGGCAGTTTTCGTCGGTCTCGTTCTGGTGTTCGTATGCTTTTTCGATTGTGATTTCAATGTTTTTGTTAGTTACTTTTTGCATGTTTTATTCCTCCTCTGTGGGTTGCGTCCCACTTTACAATCATATTTATGTACAACACAGTATATAAATGTATCGGTTTTTGAGTAAAAAATATATTACATTTTCCTCACCCCTAAATGAAAAAAGACAGAGACTCAGCAAACTAAACAGAAAAGACCACTGAATAAAACAAAATAAGAAAAAAGCCCAGATAATCCTCTGTTTTAAAAAAAAGTAACGAATAAAAAAGAAAAATAAAAAAATTATATAAAAAACTGTATGAAAACAGCTGAACGAAAAATTTAATCAGCAGCCGTCCTCATCGTTATCATCAACATTATTCAAAGGATAAATATAATCCTCATTCAGCTCTCCGAGTGCCTCTGCCGGCTCAGATGGCTGTGTTGCATTTCCTAATATCTTAAAATTGTTAGGATAATATGAGTTGATTATAGCATATACCAATCCGAGCAACGCTCCAATGATTACTGCTGATTGGCTTTCTCCTCCGAGGGTCTCGATTATTGCTCCTCCTCCCAGTGTGCTGAGAATATACATTATTATTGTTGTTAAATTTCCGATTAACTCATCATTCATGCGTATTGCCTCCATTAGACTGCTATTGCAGCCAGTTTCCGAATTCGTCAGTCATAATTAATTTGCTCTTATCAGGAGTGTCATTCTCATGTCTGGCTGCATTAATATCTACTTGCAGCTGGATAATAAAGTCCCTCCCTCCAAATAATGCAAATAATACATTAACTATTTTCTGCTCTATGTCTACTCTTTGCATGATAATCATTTCCTTGTGATTATAAGGATTGCCCTCTGGTTTGCTGGTGTATGTCTCGCATAATACTCCTGCACCTCATATTTTCGGTCTTGTAAGCGTCCAGTATATGCTCCGTTGCTTTTTTTAGTTCCCAGACTGTTAAGCGCTCGGACATATTTTGTTGATGGGTTTATTCGGTCGATGACCTCATAATGCCCATACCGTCCTCCTGTGGTTTTTTCGCCTGAGTCGCAATAAAGGATATGCCAGCCCACAGCCACATTGGGTTTGTTGAGTAGTTCTCCGATGGCTTTCATTCTTGCTGCTGTTGTGTTGCCGAAGTCGGAGTAGTATCGCCATTCAGATTTAAGTGGGATATTATACTCCTTGCTGAATTTCGCTATCGCAGTAAGTATGCCTTGATGGTCTGTGCCTCTGCTGGTAGTTCCAGCCCATGCTGCGATGGTTTTCTCACTTATGATAATCTTGCCTGCTGTCAGTTTATAAAATAACTGTTGCAGCATGTTGCATGCACAGTTATATGAGGTATCCTGTCCCAGATTGTTTGTGAGCATATGAGGCTTACTTATATAAACGCTCGGTTTATTGCTGCTTGATGTGGATTTGCTCGCACTTTTATCTGTTTTTATAACTGCCTTTGCATTACCTGTGAATTCCTTACTATTAAATATGCAGTAGTTTGGCAGGTATGCGTTTTCTTTATAGAATGCTGCAATTTTAGCGAGGCAATAAACAAATAACTCAAAGCCTATCTTTGAGCCGGTTGGGTTATGGATAACATATGCCGGCGCTTGTTTATGCTCCTTGCAGTATTTATTAAACCTCCTCACCATATCCAGATAATCTGCTTTCAGGATTTTAATATCAGTCGCCCAGCTCACAGCATGGCTTGGCTTTTTTATTGCAACAAGGGACATGCTGCCCTTGTTTGTGTCAGCAATTACTCTTGATATTAAATAGACTGTGCTGTAAATACTCAGCTGAGTATTTTCTATTGTACAATGCTTTGGCAGGTTATGATTTATATTAATGAAATCACGGATTTCTGCTGCCTCTGTTAATATGTTACTCTTTTTCATCATATGCTCTCCTATAATTTATACATTCTCCATCTCTGACCTCAATGCTGCACTGATGGGAGTCCTCCTTGCAGCAGTGAATGCAATATTTGCAATAAATCCAGTCAAAGTCTCTGTTTTTCTGTGTTTTACTCATTTAAATCAGAACGGTCTTGTTGGATATGAGGTCTTTTTATTTACTCTGCCATAGTTTGTGATGTAATGTCCCCATGCTTGCCCTCTATAAGTGCTTCTGCAAGGGTCTGCATACTTATCACCGATTTGTCCAAATACATGCCCACTTATGCTGCCGTCTCTGTTCCTACCACAGCAGACATAAACATATTGCAGCTTGTATTTCTGGCTTACTCCCACAGCGTCGCACATTTCAAGCATAAGTCTCGCTTGGTCGCAGCAGTTTGCTTTTCCTCTTTTTAAGACAGAGCTCGCTGAGTGTTTAAAATCGTAATAATAGTCATATTTTATATGGGATTGCACCCAGTTTGCGATTAATTTTGCAGCTGCCCTTCCTGTTTTACCTTTTGCCACGCTTTTTGCTTTCTCTCTGACAGATTTGTTAATGCTCGCAATTGGTGTGTAATTTTTTGTTGTGCTGTTTTTTTTCTGTTTGACGGTCTTGGTAATGGTGTCATAATAAAGCTTCCCTTTTTTAAGCTTATATGCTTTGGTCTTGCTTATTTTCTCCGGTTTTTTATAGACTTTTAATCTGTGGTTATATGCGTCATGAGATTTTCCAAATACTGAATAATCTGCGTCGCAGTTTTTGCAAAAAATATGCCCCTCTGCTGAGCCTCCCTCCTGTCTATTGGTGGCAGGGAATGTTCCCCAGTTTGCAGACTCATTTCCAGCCCAGAATATGCTCCAATAAAGGCTTGCCTTGCCACATGCAGCACATTTATTATAAAATACTGTTTTATAAAATTTGTAGCCGTATTTGTCTTTCTCACCAGCAGCGCTTGGTCTGCCAATCGCGCAGATATACTTATGTTTCTTGTCCGGAGATAATCCATATCTCGTCCAGTATCTCTTCACTTTCACCGTTTTTGTTTTTTTCTTGCTCTTTTTATTGCTTTTTGTGGTCTTGTTAGTGGTTTTTTTAGCACTTTTCTCAGGTGTCTCTGGGATAGTGATTGTGCCTCCAACATTAATATGATACTCCTCTGTGCTGGCTTCATAGGTGTCATCACCACCGAATGTGGCTTGCACAACATACTCTGACGGCTCAAATCCTGTGGTGTATTTTATGCAGCCGTTGGTGTCTGTGGCAGCATTGAAGCTGGTCTTATATGTCTGGCTGTTATTGTCTCCTATTTGGTAGACTGCAAGGCTGACAAGTTTCCCTCCAATTGCAGCGTCTGTTGTCTTATCTTTGAGGTATAAGGTCATTGTCTTTTTGCTTGGATAAGTATAACTGATATTGCTGCCGGTGAAATATGTCTCTTTGGGAATGTATTTTGTGTTTATGCTGTAATTGTCCAGCTCGATTTTATTCTCATTCATTTCATGAGCTTTTTTCACAGTTTTTGCCACATTTGCTGTTATCAGGTCTGTATTATCTGGCAGTTTTACATAAACTTTATCCCATATACTGTAATCATTAAACCGTCCGTCCTTTAAATTGGCAACCTCTGTCTCAACTTTAATCTCAGGATACCTTATCTCTTTTAAATGCAGGGCGAGATTATTATAAATCTCATACACATTCTCTTCGGAGGTATTGATGAAATCAGTCTTTGGATAAGTCTCTTTCCTGTCCATCTCTGGCAGCATGTGAATGTCTGCATATTTAATGCTGCTGGTGGTTTCATCTTCAATCCACATATCGCCGGAGGATTTGCTGAAAGGTGCAGACCAGTATGCTGTGCCGTGCCAATACTCATAACCCTCATTGGCTTTGTTATTAATGCAGCGACTCCAATAATTATTGCTGACGCTGCTGCTTTTGCTGCTTGCAGAGTCAGTTATCTTCTCGATTATCATTGGAATTGTATCGCCTTTATTAATAGACAGGTTTTTCCAGTTATTTGTGATTGTTTTTATCTGGGCTGTGGTGTACTCATCAGTATTTGCCTCAATCAATGGTGCTGCTGCTTTGAATGTGTCTGTCTCATCTATTTCAACATTGATGTCCTCCACATTATATCCCAAATCCAGTATGCTGGTATGAGTTCGGCTTAAAATTGGGATTATAGTATGCTGATAATATGTGATTTCAGCAGTTGGGTTAAATATAACCATAATAAACCGGCTCGGCAGAATATTCTCTGTGTTGGCAATGCTGTCCACATCTCCTTCAATAGTGATATACTCCTCCTCATCTGCACTCCATACCCTGCTGTTTATCTGACAGTTTATTCTGTACTCGCTGCCATCATATACATGTGAAACGAGAATGCCAAGCTCCTGCTCCTCACCTGTTACTCCGACATCTGAGAGAAGCCAGCGATTAATTTCCACATTATCCTCATCAAAGAAGCTGATATAAGTCTCTCTTGGATTTAATGCTGGGAGTGTGCTTAGAATAACCTCATTGGTGTCCTCATCATACTCTGTCTCATCATCGGTGCTGTCATATGCTCCCACAGGAGCTTCACTGCTGGCTGCCTCCTCTTCAACTGGGAAGGTGTAATATGTTTTAAAAGACCAGCCGACATTCTGATTGGTCGGATTAAGGAAATTAAGGTATCTGTGGATAATATTTGTCGCTGCGTCTTTCTCATACTGTGTGATAAACCGGTTGCCAGTCTCGGACTCAATATGTCGCAGCAGCGTCATGAGGCTCACGCTGCCGGTGAATGTTATCTTGGACATGCTCTGGCTTAAACATTCCTGCACTGTGCCTATGTTAAAATATTTTCCAAACCAGAATTCAAGTGCTTTCCTGTTTACAATTATATTGCTGCTGCTCATGTCAAAGTTGCTGCTGCTGATGTCTGTTTGGCTGGCTGGTGGTGCATAATTAAGCTCTACAAGGATTTCCTCAGCCTCAAACTCGACATAATGCTCGTCGATGTCCTCACTGACTTTGGTATTAAGAACATATAAACAGTCTTTCAGATTATTATCGCCCTGTATCCATAATTTATATCCCAGACGGAATAAGTCGCTGCTCTCCTCCTCATTAAGATAATACTGCACTGCGAGTGTTGCAACTCCGGCAGCCTCCTGTGTTTCCTCGAAGCTTGCACGGTCTGGGTCAAGGTATGTGATATAATTCTCCCACTCATCGAGTAATATTGCAGTTAATGTCATAATAAATCAGCCTCTCTCATTATATTGCACTGTCCTGATTGTTGCTGTTGTGCTGCTGAAATTAAATTCTCCCATATAGAGTATAAACCAATCGCTGTTATAATCCACATATGCTGTGATGTCTGTGCCGTCATCGTTTTCTGTGTTTAATGTTTTTAGAATTACTGTTCTGTCATTGCAGTTAATCTCTATAAGAGAATTCTCTGGGAATGGATAATTAACTCTGAATGACTGATTATGCACAGACTCTGTGATTTCCACGGTCTCTGCAAGAGGAATGGCTGTTATGATTGGATTAACATTTGCTATTCCTCCATTATATCCATGTGTGCCTGCGACGGTGTCCTCATTGGAGAAGCTTGTCCCTGATGGGATTATCATCTTTAATGTGCCCTCATACTCTTTAAAGCTGACAGTATTTGTCAGCCCTCCGTCCAGTATGAAATCCCAATGCTCATCAGGGTATACTGTCGGAAATTCTATCTTATTTAGGATTGGCTTATTATACTTGTCTCTTTCATTCACCACATGCCTTGCAAAGCTTTTCATTAACTCTGCACTCTCTTCCACTGTGTCTGCGTCAATGCCGAAATCGATTTCTATCTCTTTTTCTTGTATGGTCTGCACATAAGGCTCGTTGAGGTCTGTGCCTTTCACAGTGATATAACTGGTCTCTGTTTTTAATCCGTGTACATCTGCAAGGCTTTTCAGGTATGCTCCATACCAAGCTATTTCCTCATCGTTTATTCTGCATGGTGCAACTTGGTTTAATTGGGTTATGTCTAAATAGTATACTGTTACATTTATATTGCTTAGCTGGATTTTAACAGAGTTATTCTCATTACTAAACAGATTATTAAATCTGATTTCTATCTCTGCTTTATCGAGGTCTTGCATATCTCCCACGCTTAATCCCCAGAGGTCTGTGCTGCCACCGAGACTGATTTGTCCCTCCTCGCTCATTGTGTCCAGAGGGTTAAGTACAAGGCTTCTTTGACCTGTCTTGCCTCCTTCTAAGCGTAATGTCGCGTCGATTATAAGCTCATCATCTGCCACAAGGTCGGCAGATAATTGTATTCCTCTGACAGCTATGTCATTATTAGTGCTGAAATCAGCCGGAAGGTCGAAGTCATATATTATGAGAGGGTTACTCTCATGGAAAGCCTGTATTTCAAAGCTGCTGCTCTCTCCGTCCTCGATGGTGTGGGTTAATGGGTATGGCAGCACATTCTGCATGACTCGCCCATTGCTGTCATAATAATCACTGTCAATCACTGCCGGCTGTGTGAAAGAGACCTCCCATATCTCCTCATTTAATTCCAGATACTCGCCAGTTATAAAAATATATACAGGGTAGCTGCTGTTATATGTGAATTCCGTTTTTAAATCATAATAAGTGTCCCTTGTCTCGATTGGATTGCTCCAATTCTCGCAGTTGGCTACCATATCCAACTCAGGATATTCTGAGCTGCTGAGGTCTCCATTATAGACTCCCAGCCTGAAGGAGTGTTTTCCTTCTCTTAATATATAGTAAGGTCTGGACTCTGTCAGACTGGCTTTCGCATATGCCTGCACAGTATAAGTGTAACCATCACCGAGTCTGTCCAGCTCCTCCTGAGTTAATTTTATCATGCTCAGACTGACCTCATTGGAGGATAAAAAACTGATTATTGCATACTCCTGCCCTCCTGTGTTGTACTCCCTGATAACAATATCATTATGATTGTGGTTTTCAAAGTTCATGGTGAGCTGGAATGAGGAGACTGTTGCGCCTATATCCTCAGGGATTGTGATTGCCCAGTCGCCTGCACTGAGCTCCCTCATAAATATGCCCATGTCATTAATCTGCTGCACCTCCTCATCACTAAATACATTCTCAGCATTTATTGTTCGCAGCACGCACTCATTGTTTGTCTGTGGGATATTGAATGTGTATATTATTTCAGTCTCATCTGTGATATAATAACTTTTTAACTGCTGCACTGTTTGAGAGCCGATTGTTGCTCCGTCATTGATGGTCTTGCTGGTGTCTGTCTCATTATCAGTTATAACAGCAGCAGCTATGCTGAATGTGGCTGTTTTATTTGTGCCGTTCAGGGTTTCAATGGCTTTCACGCTGACTGTGCTGTCAATTGTTGCAGCATTGAATGTTATATTGAGGGTTATGCTCGCAGTTCCGGTTTTGCTTGTTATCCCTGCGTTCCATCGGAGCTGTGTCTCGCTTATCTTGGTTATACTGCCATCTCCTCCGGCTGCTCCGTCATATGTTATCTGTGAGGGAAGATTGATTGTTACTGCTGGGTTGTAGCTGGTTTTATTTTTATTTCCAAGGCTGACTGTTAGTGTGCCCTTTTTGCCGGCTGTTTTATCTCCTCCAACGCTGACATTCACAGAGTATGATGGAGTTTTATATGTGATGGTTATCCTGAGCAGGCTTAATCTTAATTTTCCTGTGTAATCCTTGGAGGTGTTGGATTTGTAACTTATTTTTACTCCGAAGCCTGCACTACTGACAACGGCTCTGCTCCAATTACCAGTCCATTTGACTGTGTGCTTTTTAGTTACTCCCAGAGGTGCAACGCCGGTCTGTGCTTTTGCTGACGCTCCCACAAGGTCGATTGTTGGTGCTGGCAGATTTGGGTATTTATCTTTTGTAATGGCGAGCTTTCGGTGTTCATATTCCACTTTAATCTCTGTAACCTCTGCGCCGGTGGGCAGGTTAAAATTAAAGTTGGTGCAGGTTACTGTGGAGGGTTTTGGGTGTGTGCCTCCTTTTTTGCTGATTGTGTTTGTTTCTGCGTAGCCACTTGCAGACTTTAAAGTTACAAGGTTGTTGAATTTTGCATTGTTGCTGTCTGCCGTTTGTGAGTAGGTGTTGCAGTATTTGGTTATTGTTGGCATAATCCTTTAATCCTTCATAATTTTATTTTTTTATTTTTTTTGTTCTTCTGTCATTTTTCGTTGTTCTTTTTTCACCAGTATAACGAACCTTGGGTCTTGGAGTACTGCTAATTTTGATAAGGCGACAGTCTACTACAATGATTACTTCGTGTATGTGAAGATAACACAAGAGAGTAATACAAATACTGTTCCGACAACTTATAATATTAATATTAGTAGCACTTATGCTCCACCAAGCCTAATTAATATCCCATCATATGCTATGTACAATGGTAATCCGTATGCTTTTGCGAGGATTAAAACTGATGGAGCAATTGAGGTTACTATTAATCGTGCCACTTACACCAGTAGTGGTGGATTAACCTTAAACTTTGGTGTACTCTACCCAAGAATATGATTATCTCCTATCCCATTCCAAATGAGCATAAATACTAATATTAGATAGATTATTACCAGTTGTACTCTTACGATACAGTTTCGTATCGGTGTCCCTGATTTGTACCAGTACATTTCCATCGTGGCTGAATGCACTAACTGGAAACTTTGGTTTGAGGTCATCAGATAATATTACTCCACCATAAGCTGTAAATGTTGTAGTCGCAGCTGTTCCAGTAATGCTCACATCAACATTGACACGATAATCATTATACCTAACCTTGTATTGCTCATTATTCATGTAATAAGTCCAAGAGGTAGTGTCTGCAAGGTTCGTTATACTGGTGCTTAACGAACTTATCGCACCTGTTACACTTCCATCGCCAATCGCACTTATATCGTCATCGCCTATCAGTAAGTCATATAAATCATATTCTGTTGTTTCCATACTCTACTCTCCTTCCTCTTCTATTATTTCAGTAATTCCATTCTCAACATCAGCAGCAGACCAAGCTGCAACAGATAACCCATAATCCGTGATACTCACATCACAGACAGCACCAGTTAGCAAACTCACAATTGCTGCTTTGGTATTTAATCCCAGCAGGTCTGACCGTTCAAATCTCACCACAGTCAAGACTCCATTATTTAAATTAATAGATTTGACTTTCCCAGTCAGTGCATGCTTTAACTGTCTTAATGTAGTTATGCCAAGGTCTGCCTCCTCATATTTAATCACATCAAGCTTCCTGTCTGTCCTCTCACTGCTCTGGCTGACAACCTTGACATTATACACTGCATTATTTAAGAGCGCATTCACATCATAAGGCAGCTGCATGTCATCTTCCTCATCATCAAGGAAATCCATCACATATATGGGAGTCAGTGTCTCATTCACCGTGTCAGTTGAGGTCTCAACCTGAGAGTAATACTCTCTCAGGTCTAACACTTTCTTGTCCAGCAGGATATTCCCAAGCCCTCTGACAGCCTTGGGATTTCCTATAAAATACTCCATTTAATCAGCTCCTCCGTGCAGCTTTTTTCATCAGCTGCTCTTTAACTTTCATGTCAAGGCTCTGGAAATCATTATTTTCCACTAATACTCTTATTAATCCCTTATCTCCAATTGCATTTCTCAGCCAAAGCATAAGCTCCTCCTCACTGATACCGGCTGGCACATTTTTCAAATCCAGTGTGATATGCTCATCAACATTGAGGTTCACATCTTGCTCCTCAATCACATATGCTCCTGTTTGGACATCAAACTCATTATTGGTTATAAGGTCAACTGCTGTCTCTGTATCACCACCAGCTGCCAATGCTCCTGACATTAACTCATCAAGAGGGTCTCCACCAGCACCATGCTGATTGACTTTTGCTGACTGGTTTGAAATCTGTCCGACAAGGTTTTTCACTTTTGACAGCGCGTCGCTGAATGGTTTTGTTATTTTATTAACTATACCACTTAATGCACTCGCTGCCTTGCTTGGTGCGTCTTTTAATCCATTATAAATTCCAGTTACTACTTTGCCGGCTTCGCTTTTTGCAGCGCTTACCCATTTTCCACCAGCAGTTGTTATGCTCCGAGCAACATGTAATAATTGGGATAATACTCTGCTTGGCAGTGATTTAATATTATTAACCACGGCAGCTGCCATCTGCTGTATTTTCGCCCTTGCAGAGCTCACCATCTTTCCGAAAGTGCTGCTTAAAATACTAAACAGTCTATTAAGTATAGTTCGCCAGAACACAGTTAATGTTGTCCATACCATCACAATCGCTTGCTGCAATGTTATCTGCCCACTTGCCAGCAGATTAAAAGTGTTCATCAAAGAGCCGATGACTGAGATAACCATTCTGATTGGTGCTGTTATTGCTGCAAATGCAAATCCTATGCCGTCGATTAATGCCCTGACAATGTCGAATTCACCACTTGTGCTGATACCAAAGAAATCAGCAACGGCACTTAATACTCCTCCAATTGCTCCGACAATCACATTCCATGCGTCTGCCATTGCAGATAAAACAGCCTGCACATCAGGGTGATTTATAAAAGCATTCCAGAGTCTTTGGAGTCCAGCCGAGATTGCGTCCATCATGCTGCCAATATCAGTCCACCAGCCAAATGCTTTTCCAACCTCATATATGATAAGGATAACAGCAGCACCAATGGCAATGAATGGGAGTAGTGGTGATATGGCAGCCCATATCGCACCGGCTGCTGCTGTTGCTGCACCAGTTAAGACTCCAAATGCTGCGCTTAATCCTCCCTCTGCCATAGCTGCTGATAATGCTGTACCAGTTCCAGCAATGTTTAGACTATTAACAAGGCTCTGCACCAGTGTCAGCTCTCTCATGCTGCCTGCCAGTGTGGTGATACCGTTAATTCCAACTGCGAAACTGCCAGCACTACCAATCATTCCAAGGAAGCTGCCCATTGGACTCAGTATTCCACTCAGCAGGAGGCTTGCGTCCTCCCATGCAGCGCCAAGCTGGTCTACAATGGTCTTATGCTCTGCCTCCTCATTTGCCATTTTTTGCAGCTGTCCCTCATATTTTCCGGTCGCTGCTGACGCATTTTCAAGGCTGCCTGCTGTCATTCCAAGGCTCTGCTCAATCGCTCCAAGGTCTCCGTTATTCTCTTTTAAGACCTCGGATAATGCAGAACCCATTTTCATGCCTTGCACTCCTCTCTCGGATAATTTCTGCATGATAAGGACAAGCTGGTCTACATTCAGCCCATACTCGTTAATTGTGTCTGCTTGCCTTTTGAGGACTTGATTGACAGTTGCAGCTCCTCCTGTTACATTTGACTGAGCATAAGCAATCGCATTAAATGCACTCGGCAGCTGGTCTGCACTTACTCCCACAGACTGCAATCCCTGTGTGAGCTGCATGACTGATTGGTATCCTATGCCGGTTGCGTCATTTATTTTGTCCATGTTAGTTGCTGCGTCTGCCAGTTTCTCACCTGATACTCCCATCTGGTTTAATGCTCCAACATATGCCATTGCCTCATTGTTTGGGAATGTTGCATTGCTGATGTAATTAATCAGGCTCACCATCTGAGGCTCTGCAATACCTGTTGCTGTTGCCAGCTGTCCAACGGTGATTGCAGCAGTGTTCATCTCTTGACTCATATTCTCGGCTTGGTCTCCCAGCCCTTTTAACTGCTCAGCAGCGCCCATCATCATGCTCCCATTGATAATGCCCATTGCGTCGCTCATTCCAGAGACCTCCTCAGCAGCTGCTCCGGCACTGCTTGCCAAGTCATCTGCACCATCGGCAGCCTCTTCCATTCCAGAGCCGTTTATGCTTTCCATGCTGCTGCCTGCTCCGTCCACAGCCTCTGCGACTGTGTCCATTGTCTCACTCATGGCTTCGGCTTCGGTGTCCATTGTCTCAAATGTGCTGCTTGCCTCATCAACCTCACTGCTTATCTCATCTGCTGCACTGCTGACTGTTCCAGCGAGCTGGTTAAATACATCGCTGGCTTCATCGACAGCACTCACTAATATCTGCACATCATCAGCCATGTTATTATAACTCTCCTCTTTTTTTCTTTAATTGTTTTTCTTTTATCCGTGCACGCAGGCTGTTATTTTTTGGGTTGCGTGTGTTTTCTTTAAATTTAATGCCGTTCGCTTCACATAATGCTGTGAGTTTTATATCAAAGTCTCTGTACTGTCCGATTTCATGTGCTGCCATGAATTGCAGATATGCCTCCTGCTTTAATGTGAGTCTATCATATGCTGCTGCCAACGGCACTCTTTTATGAATATTATATAAAATTAATGCCTCGTCAGTTCTACTGAAAGGACTGGATAACTGTCAAGTCATCTTTTGTGAGATTGCTTATTCTTACAACCTCTGTGAATAATGCCTCTATGGTGTCCGGAGGCAGTATTTTCACCATTTCATCTGTTATTTTCTCATCATTAACTGACAGGCTTAATGAGATTGCTCTGTATTTTGTTTTTGCTTTGTTCTCAAATAATAATGCACTGTCCATATCTGCCTCATTTATGCTCTCTTTATTACTGCCTCTGCTTTTTACTTTGACTTTTAAATTCTTTTTCTCCATCACTTGCAGTGAGCTTAATTCACCACTGGACAGAGGTCTTAAAATAAATGAATGCTCGCTGCCGTTTACATCAACTTTCACAGTCTCTGTCTTGTTTAATCCTACCTTTAACTCATTTAATAAGTCAGTGTTACTTCCCATAGGTTCTTCCTCCATCTCATATGTATTTAAAAATTAAAAAAATAAGAGAGCAGCATATGGCAGCTCCCATAATAAAATCCAAATTTTTTTTTACTCAATCAGAGCCTCAGCCTCATTGGTGATTGTTGCCAAGCATGATGTCTTGACAGTAGTCTCACCATCAGCCAGAGTCGCAGTTCCTTTCAGCACATGCAGCTCAATGTCATGGGTTATTTCCTCCTGTCCCTCAATAGTGGAAGGCACGGATTTAAATGCACATCTTGGGAAATACATGTTTAAGCTGTTTCCCTCCTCATCAGTGAATTCGATGTTATAGCTGAAATAATCGGTCTCTGCTGTCTGTCCAGTCTGGCTTCCCCAGAATTTCACCAGATAAGTGTCTCCCTGATAAGCTATGACTGTCTTTATTGATGGTGTCTTTCCTTGACTTTTTAGACGGTATGCAAACATGCTGCCGAATGCCTGTCCTTTGCTGGCGTCCACTCCATTGTCAAACTCAAAGTCAAAGCTGGTGGTGTCTCCGGTTACATCATTATTGTCCAGCATGGTCTCTGCCTCATAGAAAGCAATCGGAACGCTGTCTGACAAATCAACATCTTCTTTTAACTCGTCCTTTCCGTCTTTCTGTGCAACCACGCTGACTGTGCTGGTGGCAACTCCATCTGATAAGCTTAATGAGAGTTTGCTCACTACACAGCCATAAAATTGGTGTTCAAAGTCATTTTCGTTGCCGTCATCTTTTCCAACAAGGGTGGTGAATGATGGGAGCTTCCTGTTGCTGCCAGCCCATATCTCATGAGTGTTTAAATCTCCCTCGTTTGCTCCTGCTGTGAATTTATATTTCCCATAAGTTAAATATAATATTTCAAGGATACTGTTTATGTCCAATGCCAACTCAATATCGCCCTCTGGTGAGTAATATCCTTTTTTAATGCGTGTGCGTGTCTCTTCCATAGTGTCGATTTCAAGAGTTGGGTCTGATGGAATGTCCAGTGTGCATTTGCCGGACTCAAGGAACATGTCTGCTGTGGTCTGTGGTGTTCCAAAGCTGTTCTCAATCCCAATTCCTACATATCTCGCCATTTAATTTGTCCTCCTATTTTCTGAATACATGGTGTTTTAATAAAATTACTCCAATAATGTCCATCTTTTTGCCATTTGGTGATAATGTCAGCTGGGAGTCTGTAATCTGAGTATGTCTTACTATTGCTCTGTCTTGATATACCAGTTTCTGCAAGTTTTTATTAATTTCAAACTCCCTGTGCAGATAATCCATGACTCGCACAGCCAAATCATATCTTGCGCTTGTTGTGCCTCGAATAACGAAGCCCACAGTGGATTTAATATAATCCATTCTGTTATGTTTCCCAAATGTCTCATTATACTGGTTTGCTCCATTAACATAACAGACAGCGATTATATCCTTGCTGTATCGTCTCAGCTCGTCCTCAGGATAACCAAGCAAGACTTTTTTAAACAATGGTTTATTACTCTCTGTATTAATAACGCTTAATTGGTGCTGCAAACCAAGTCCCACATCTCTGAATAAATCAGTATTAGTTGCCATAATAATCCCTTCCTCTTTTTTTTATGAGATAATCCATTGCTTAAAATTATTTATTGCCTCCTCGATTTCAGCCTCACTGTCTTTAAATCCCAGCTCGTAGAAATCAATGTGAGGAAACTGCACAGACTTTGCAAAGTGCTTTCCGTCAGCGTCCACCCAGTGCAGTGCTTTTTTCTCTGTCGGTGTAACTAATGCACCAGTTAAAAAAAACATCGCATAGAATGCTGCCTGCAAATCTGGGTATACCCTTGCAGAGAATTCTGTTATATCCTCCACGGTCTGTGCATTTCTTAGATTTCCAGTTTTAAATGGAGCTTCATCAACAACATTATTTCTAATTCGTTCTGATACATCTGCGACAAGGTCGCTCAGCCGTTGAGGAGTTTCCTCTGCTTTTCTGTTCATTGCCTCCATTAAATCGGCAGCCTCGACCAAGACAGTCATTTCGGACATTAATAATCACCTACGCAGCAAGCCCAACTCATAAGCGTCCTCTGATTGACTTATGCCATATGGGCTGTTGTTTTTTAAATCAGTTTCTGCCAAATCAGATAATGTTATCTGGATATACTCCCTCATTAACTGCTCTGCTTTTTCATAATATGCCTGCTCGTTGCTGCTGCGATTGTCATCACCATACAGGCTTTGCAGAATATCGCTGACTGCATAATAATTTGCAGCGAGTGTTAATGCTGACGGTATCTGCTCCGGCTGTGGCAAATCATATGCTGCGAGTCTGCTGTTGACAGTTGCGTCTGCATTCTCCATCGCAACTGCTACCAGCTCGGAGTCAAGGTCATCACCGACATATTTAATCATAGTGGTTATTGTGGACTGGACGGCATAAGTTGGATTGTAACTCATTTTATTATCACCATATACTGCTTATTTTTTTAGTCTTTTCCATCTCCACCGACGGTGGATTGCTCCTGTGCTGCAAGATACTCCTCTATCTGAGTTATTCTCTCATCTTGACTGTTAAGTTCGGAGTGCAGATATTTCAGCAGCCCTCCTTTGATGGCTCTTGCTTTCTGAAAACTTATCATATTATCGCTTCCTCTATTTTAAAAAATAAAAAAGTAATAAAAAAAATATTAACTTTTTTTTATTCACCGGTTAAGTCAATCTGCATGACTCCTCTGCCCTCAAGGACATTCACATTGGCTTCAACCCAAAGATAACACTCATGCACCTCAGGTTTGGTCTCAGGTGGATAATACACATTAATAAATGACTCTGGGACATTCTTTAATTCTTTTCCAGCTTGTTCTGCTTTGATTTCTGCCTCACGGATTGTGCTGTATTTTGGGCTTGCATATTTCTCAATGCTTGCCACTGGTGTGTTTTTATCCAGTGCGAGTGCAGTTCCGGTTGGCAGTGCAGTTCCGAGGTTGTGATAAGTAACCTCTGGATTAAGTGGCATGTAACTTGGCAAGGTTGAGAGATATAACTGTCTTGCGACAAAGTCAGCCCTGCTTAAATAGATGTCAGTTGCTTTAAATCCGTATTCGTCAGCCTCGAAGGCGTCAAGGATAAGGATTTCGTCCTGTATTGGTGCAATGGTGTCATCAGCCCAGTCAGATATTCCACTTGGTGAGGTTGCTGCTGCACCAGCAAGGAGTCCATCAGCAAATACTTTATCATAATAGATTGCAAGCCTGCTGACTGCTTTGCTCAGCATAATCTGCATATTTGCATTTAATCTGCCTTGTCTTTCGACTTTATCAGTCCAGCTGAATTTAAATCCTCTGCCAGCAGTTGCTCCTCTTTTTTCTGATGGTTTGCCGAAGCTGATTTCTGAGAAATCCACGCCCTCGCTAATAGCCACAGGGTCGCTGGTTACAGCGTCAGCATTTGCGTCAGTGATGTACTGTGCGAATTCTCCGGTCTCATTCTGGACTAATGGGAATAAATCAAGAAAGTGCAATGCTTTATGAATTTTTTCGTTTACATAAAATTCTCTGTTGTGCTCTTTTAAGAAATAATCTCTTGGTAATGTCTCCATGGTGTGTGCCTCCTTATATGGTGTATGCTCCGAATAATACTGCGATTGATTTTCCAGAGCTTGCAGCAGCTGCCTCTAATGCGACGCTGTTATTAGTTGCAGTTCCTTTGTCATAGCAGCCATAAGTGGTCGCTCCGACTTTTATCTTGTCTCCAACAGATACTTTGCTGTTAGCTGCCTCTAATGGAACGGTCTTGATTATTCTGCCTAATAACTGGATACTGACAGTTCTTCTCTCATATGCTCCATCTGCTGCGTTAGCAGTCGGTTCGTTAATCCAGTTCTCAGGGTCTGCGACTGCAAATCCGATTGGTGAGTCTCCTGCTGCACATTTTTCAACTGTCATGTCATCTGCAAGCTTGACTGCGTCTCCTTTAACGATTGGTGCTGCAAGGCTTGGTCTGATGACTTCCCCTCCGACTCCTTGTGTGGCTGTCATGGTGAGGTTTCCTTCTTTTGCTTTCATAGTTACAGTTATGCCATAACTGCCTATATCATATATTTCTGCCATAATCTTATGCTCCTACTCTTTAAATTTTAAATTTTAATCTCTTTTAAATGCAGACTCAACCTCTGCAATGAGTTTTTCGTCATCAGTCATCTCATGAGCATTCTCTGCTGGTGGTCTGCCAGCCTCTAAGCTCTGCCTGTTATCTAAGTCCACAATGACTGGTGCATTCTCATACATATCATCAAATGCTCTGCCGTCAGCAGCAGCTAATTTAATCATGGCTTCCCTCTGGGCTGGTGTTGCCTTTCCGGCAGCAATGATGGTGTCTGCTTTGGTCTCTGCGAGCTCCATCTTGATTTTCTCTAATTCGGCGTGTTTTGCCTCTAACTCTTCGTTCTCGTCTGCTGGTTTGTTGTCCTCTGCGTTGCCATCTAATGCGTCCACTCTCTCGGTCAGAGCCTGTAACTGCTCATTAAATGGTGATAATGCGTCAGATACTATTTCTTGAATGGTTTCCATAGTTATTTCTTCATCTGCCATTTGTTCTGCCTCCATTTCATTTATTATTGGCATGCGTGCATAAACGCTCTGCTCTGCATTTGTGCCGTGTGGTATTTTGCAAGTTGGACAAGCTCCAACAGATACAATGTCCACTCGTTCAATATCTACATCTCGCACCACATAGTCATATTTATCTGTGTGGCAGTCATCGATGTTTGGCGTTCCAACAATGCTGACTGCGTCCAGCTCTCCCTGCTCGTATAAACTGAGCAGTTGTGGGTTGGTTATCTCAGCAGCAGCAATCCTGATTTCGCCGTCTTTATAATCAATATCAGTAACCTGACCTATATTTAATAAGTCCAGTTTTGCCAATATTGGATTATCTTTAATTATATTGCTTGAAAGATGGTCTATTCCTATGTTTATCTTTCCATCTCTTTTAATCCGGTCTTGTAGCTTTGAGTATGTGGCTTCAATTCCGTCTGGGTTCACATAGACTGTTGCCGGCTTGTTATTAATATACAGGTGCATAGTGCCGGAAGTCCATATTGGTGTCCTCTCTAACATTTTAATCGCTTTTTTTTACTCCTTTATTTCTTTGATTAATGGTTTAAATTGTGGATTGTCTTTGATGAATTGCAGCAGCTGGTGGTTTCGGAATTCAGGGTCTTTTTTATCAGCAATCCTGTTGAGATACATCTGCTGCTGTATTTTATCCCATATACCTGAGGCTTCGAGGTATTCAATTCGGTCTGTTAATTCCCATGTGGGCTCTAATAATATTGGAAGGACTCCCTCAAAGTATAATATTTCTTTATACAGTCTGTCTTTTTCTTGCTCGTTGATTATAATTTCCATTCTCTCGACCTCGTTATCTATATTTAATCTGTTAAGAATAACAGGGAGCATTTATGATTAATATCGTCTTTCTCTACGATTATAAAATCCATTTCTCTGCCATGCAGCCACTCCTGCTCTGCACCACCAGCCAGCGCTTTAAAATACTGATTAATTCTCATTCCTCTGCTGCCTGCTGGGATATAAATTTTCATCTCATATTTCTCTCCTCCGGTATCAAATCCATGCTGGGCTGTGTAACCTGTGCTCCCATACCCTTTAAAGTGTCCACGGTCTCCAACATTTAATGCAGCATTATCCTCTCCCAAGAGTCCAAATCTGGTTACAATCATATCATATACACATCTTGGGCTTCTATTAATGCAGCTGTCCAGCAGTTCGCATTGGAGTTTCAGCTCGGACAGTTTTTGCTGGCTGTAATTCTCAGGAGAATAAATAGAGCCGTTTATGTCATAATATCCACTATGTCCCCAGCTTGTTGCGACATCACGCTCTGCTTTGGGATAATTGACTTGGTTCTGCACTATGTCTTGGTTTCGTTCCATGGCTTTATGAGACTGGTTATCATATGTGAATTTGGATTTTTCCTTATAAAAGTTAGCAAGGATTTTATCATTGCTTAATTCTTTGCTGAAACTGCCTGAGGATTTCCCTCCGACTTTGCTGCCGTTCCTGATTGATTGCTGCTCAAATTTTGCGAGTTTGGGTTCTACCTTGTCTTTCGGTGCATTGACAGTGTATGCCTCAGGAATGGCTGTGTGCTTTTCTATATACTCCTCATAAGCCTTTTTCTTATATCTGTTGACATCATTCTGTGCGAATGTTACAGCGTCCTCATAAAAGCTCTGATTAATATCGTCTGTATGCTCTTTTAATTTCTTTTTAGATTTGCTTAATTCTTTTTTAGCCTGTTTATATTTGTTATAATCCTCGCTGGTTAAGTTTGATTTAATATCCTTTTCAAGCAGTTTATTTGCATTAATAATGTTTAATCCTTCTGTTTGGAGGTCTGCAAGTTTGTTCTCATAATGCTTAATATACATCTCTGCAACTGATTTATCATTGGAGGTCTGTGCATTTTTTAAATTTTTCTTATATTTTTTTACATTCTCTTTATAAGTTTTCCACTGTGAGAACTGATGGAGGTTGAAAACTTTCTCAGCCTGTGAGTCTGTGAGCTTTGTTGTGAATTTATACTCTTTGGGCTTTGTCTGTTTTTTATACTCTTTAAATGCCTCCTGATGTTCTGGCAGAGACTCTTTAATTTTATTCTTATGATAAATGTCATTTGGGACATAACCTTTCTCCCATTTTAGCATGCTGATTTCGCCTTTAAGCTCCAATTTTAGCTGCTCCATACCATATTTCGCAGACTCTGTCAGTTTGTCTGTATTTACTTTATTGGTCTTGTCTTGCAGCTCCTCGTATTCAGCAATTTTATCTTTTAATTTTATGCCCTCCTCTGCAAGTGTCAGGCTGGTGTCTTTTATTTTTTTGAGTTTGTGTTCCAGTGTGGATATTAACTCATCAGCAGTCATTCCGTTCTTGATTATCTCATCTGTGCCTGATTTTTTAAGCATGTCCTCATATTCACTGACGGTCTTGTCATACAGGTCTTGCTGCTCGGTTGTGAGGTTGTCCAGCAGCTCTGGTGGTGTCTGTAATTCCTCGTTTATGCTCTCTGTCTCTTCCACGGTTTCCTCCTCTACCTCAGGAGGTTCTTCCATACTATATCTTGCTGTGCAGCGACAGTTTGGGTGGATTGGTGGCAGCATGTCTGTGTCCTCTATGTCAAAGACTGTGGTTTCTGGGATTTCCATATCAGTGGGATTGGTGAATTCTGTGCCGTTCTGGTTTTCACCGTATGCCTCAATGCAGACTGGGCATGCGTCCTCATGGCATTCTATTATATATGATTTCATTCCTCTCTGCTTTGCTCGGAGGTATTGTGCGAGACTGCTTGCTCTCATGGTCTCTGTCCGTGCGATTGCTCGGCAGCGACTGTCGCTCATGCTTTGGATTTTATTGCCGAGCTCTTTTGCTACTCCTGACGGTGCAAGTCCTTTATTATAACACTCAACAGCGTTTTTCTGCATTTCTGTTTTTAAGTCCTCTCCAACATTTGTAACATATGTATAGCAGGCTTCTGCCATAACTCCCTTGACAATTTCTGGATTGCTCCCAGCAGGCATTTTGGTCTGATTAACTGTGTCAGCGACTCCATTAACAAAGTCTTGGACGGCTGCTGCGTGTGTGCCTGTTACCATGCAGTTATTGTTAATATATGGTGATAAGTTCTGTGTCCATTCGGTGATGTTTTTGCTGTTTTTTGTTCGGCGTTCTACATCGAGCCGAATGTCCCTCATTAACTGCTCAATCCGTCTGGTGTTTACATTAACTTGTCTCTGTACAGTCATAATATCATGTGTGTTTAAATTAATTTCTGCTATAATATTTTGGCTATTAATTCCTTGGCTTCCTCAGTTCCTTTAAGGTCTGGCTGATAATTAAAGTCATCTAAATTTTCGCTTCGACTTTCTGTGATTGTATCTATATCAACCTTCACATTTGCCTCGCTTTGCATTGTCATTGCCACCAGCTCTGCAAACCACTGGCTGTCATCTGCGAGGATACCTGATTGGAAGTAAGGCTGCAATGCTGTTAGTAATCCCTTGTAATCCTTGGCAATGAATGACTCGAAACGGAAATTTGGAGCTTTTGCATTTGCTCCATAATTCCAGCTGACAATATCATTAATCAGGGATTGGAATGCTGACGCAATATCCTCTTGGATACCATTCAGGACAAATAATGTCATGTCCTGCTGTGTTTGACTCTGGGCATAACTGCCAGTCTGAGTATTATCACCGAGCAGCAGGTTTCCAATAAAGAAGCGACGGAGGATATAATTGTCAAGTGTTTGCAGTGCTGTGAAAAAAGTCTCGCCTCTGTGGCTGCTCTCCAAGACTCCAATCTCATCATCTGTGCCGACTGTTATGCCTGTCTTTCCAGCAGCTATATCCTCAAAGCTTTTCAGGACTGCACGGCGTCCGTTGCCGTCATTGACTTTCCCATATAATACAGGGTTCTCATGTTTATGGAGGAATGTCAGCAGCCAGTTCATTATCTCTTTTTTCTGTTTGACGGTGTCCTCTAACTCATCGAGGAGGCTGTGTCCCTCATGCTCATCAAATTCCTTGTCGAATGTGTATAATAATATTTTAGTTATTGGAATGTCAACGCTGCCATACTCTGACTCCTGATGGATTGCAATAAGGTCTCCGTTCTCATCATAGATAAAAGGGTCATTTTGCAGTGTCCTCGCATGGATTGGATATATTGCTTTAATGGTGAATAATCCTGCACCATTGACTGTGTACACCACTTCATTTGCACTAAATCTGTATTTTAATGCAGAGTATAAATTCTTTCTAACCTCTCGCAATGGTATATCCATATTATCCAGCATGTCTGTGATAAAATCTGCAATCTCAGCGTCCTGCTCACTGTCAGAATTTGCTGTGATAATATAATCCTTACTTAATAAAAAATATTGGAGGATTTGCAAACCTACTTTGACTTGTATGTCCTCGCTTATCTTATTATACCTGTTATAATCATTTAAACCGGCAGCTCTCATGACTGGATTATAATTTCCATTGACAGTGCCTCTTGTGTCATGTGTGCCTGCATAACTGGTTTTCTGTGTGCTGCGTTCAGGTATTGCGCGCCTGAGTGTATTTATCGCATTGTCCACAATTCCCATTGTCTCGCCTCGTTCTCCTCTTTTTTTTATTTAATAATTGGTGCTGCTTGTTCCATATACATCACTTCCCTGTTTGCTCATGAGATAATTATATGCGTAGCTGCATGCGTCCACAATATCGTCATGCTGTCCATTTGGGAATGCTTTAAACTGGGAAATGAATATCTGTCTCAGCTCCTTATCATTTATATAAACATGAATTTTTTTATCATACATCGCATTGCTTAATGCTGTTGCTCTGTCTGCTTTTGTGCCTATGGGTTCGGATTGCTCGCAGTTATACCCTTGGAGGTAGTCCTTGTTCCAGAGTCTAAATAATTCTTTTGCTGCTCCTCCCTTAGTTCCAGTTTCGATTAGTATTTTCTGGTTTACTCCATCTTGTTTGGCTGTGTCCTGCACTATTTTAATATTTTTTTTGCCAAACTGTCCATATATGATGTCTGTGAATAGGTAGTGATTTTTATTAACTCTATATGCTGCTATTCCAGCAGTATAATCAGCAGAGTCATCATAATCTCCTGTGGTGAGTGTGTATGCCATATCCCAGCTTCTGCAACTGTCCTCATAATATTTATTGAGTGGCTGCTCCTCCCAGATTATATGGTCGGTATAGAAGAAATTACTTGTCAAGTCCAAGGGTTTCTGCTGATATATGGCTTGGAATTGTCTCTCTCCCATTGTCCTCTGTTTGTCCAAGTAAAAATCTAAACCGTAGTAATCCCATAATGGCTGTCCGTCAGTGTCAATGGCTGGATACTCTACAAACTCGTATTTCTTTGCTTGTTCAGGGTCTGCTTTTATTCTGCCCTGTATGTCAAGGCTGTGCCAGCGTGTGTGCAGTACAATTAATTTGGTAGTTGGTCGAACACGCTGCTCAATGAGTGTGGTGTACCAGTTCCATTTTTTATTTAATGCTGATGGTGTGAATTCCTCAGCCAGTCCTTTATAGGCGTCATCAACTATTATAAAATCTGTTGGTCTCCCTGTGATACCTCCACTTGCACCAGTTAATTGGATACTGCCATCTAAGAGGTTTCCGTCATTGTCCTCGAACATGAGATATGTGTTGCTGCTTTTAACACGGCTGACATTTAAATTATAGAAATGTCCGATGTTATAGATTAATTGTCTTATCTGGATACCAAATGTGCTGCTTAAATCTTTCTCTGCATTAACTACCAGTATTCTTAATTTGGGATTGTGTATCATCAGCCAGACTGTGAATGCAACTGTTATGAGGCTGCTCTTGCTGTGCTGTGGTGGCATTGCTACACATAGCCGGCTTTTATACTCTGGATTATATGCTATGTTTGTCAGGATTTTAGATAACTTCTTGATATGAGGAGCATATGTCCTGTCCTCATAATTCCTTGCGACAAAGCAATTATAAAACGCATATAAATTATTTGTCATCTGGTGCTGAATACTGGCTTTCATTTATTAACTCCAACGCCTCCTCCTCGCTGATTATGTCATCGAGTGTGGCTGTTGTTTTATTCTCATCTGCTGAGGTGGTGTGATTGTTTTTTATAGTCTCTTCTTGTTCAAGGTCTCTTAATATATGGTTATAGATTTGTCTGGTGAGCTTGGGATTGTCTTTCAATATCTGTAATGCTATACTATGGGATAACCATTCTGGGATTGTGATTTGGCTGGTGTTTGGTGCAAGCCCAAGTTTTAATAATGCCAGTGTGGTGAGGTTGTCATATCCCTGCATTATGGTTTTTCTTTTATGGACATCATTATCTATTAATTCGTTATATGCCTCCTGCCGTTTCTGCTGGCGTTGTTTGTCCTCATAGGTTCTTTTATCTGCCAGCACTCTGTCCCATTCATAGTTATACTTATGTGTCTCAATTGTCCGTGTGGATATGCCAAAGAGGTCTGCCATTTCCTGATTGGTTATGTTGCCGTTCAGCTCAAAGTATTTATCACGGTATTTTCTTGAGCCGTTCTCTGTTTTACCGTCTTTGCCGGTTAATGAGTTTTCCCAGTAGCATTCCATATCAAGACCATCTGCTTATTTCTTTTTTTACTGATTTTTACTAATTTTTACTTACTCTTCCTTCTCTTATAATGTGAGGTTGCAGCAGTCATTTGGGTTATGACATACATTATGCAGGAAATAATCATAATGCTGCTGCACATCATCACAGACAGACAGCTCCTTGAAGTTTAGCCTGTCCAGTATTTGTATTTTAGTTTCCAGTGGCAAATGCTGTGCATTGCCCTCTCTGTGTGTGTACTCTGATAAATTGATTATCCTGCTTAATTCTTTTTTGGCTGCTGGTGTTACTCGTAGGAATTCCACAAGGCATTTGTCGCAGTTGATACTGTTTATGATGTCATAATCTGCCGTGTCATATAGGAACGGTGCGAGTCGAATGCTGGTGTCAAATCCGTTCTCATATAAGGTTTCCACAACTCTCTCTCTCCTCGAATGGTGGTGCGTTGTCTGTCATGTGCAGGACGGTGTTATCTGTGCTGGGTATGCTGACTTGGATATGTGCCAGCTTTTTATCCATTATATCCAGATATTCTGGTCTGATTATCAGGTTGCTCTTTGTTACTATGAGATAATGGATTTTCCGTTTATTAAGCATTGCAATTGTTTTATAAGTGTTCCTTTTATGTCTCTCTGCTGGCTGGAAACAGTCTGTCATGCCTCCAAGCCTCACCACTGTATGTGATGGGATTTTCTTTATGGTTTCTTTTATCTCTTTTATGTCTGGTGTGGCTGGATTTTTGCTGTTCCAGAGTCCTCTGAAATTTAATAGGCTTTTTGCATAGCAGTATGTGCAGTCATAGAAACAGCCTTTGCCGTAGGTGTCCAGTCTTGTGGGATAAAAGCATTTATCTCCCTCTGCACCGGTTACTGTTTTATAGAAGCTTCCGAAGTCATCATCAAACATTTTATTCTGCGTCCTCCTCTGTGCTGATTAACTCGGCGTTCTGTCCGGTGAAATCCTCCCATCTGTTAATTATCACTTGGCAATAATAAGGGTCTAATTCCATCATATAGCAGTTGCGATTGGTCTCTTCGCATGCAATGAGTGTGCTGCCACTGCCTCCGTATAAATCAAGGATATTGTCATTCTCTTTGCTGTAATCATTCAGGATATTAATTAATAATCCCACTGGTTTCTGTGTTGGGTGGACGCGCTCCATGAGTTCGAGGTCTCTGCTGCCTTCTCTTAATAGTCCACTCCATAAGTAGTGGTATATATTGCAGGATTTTCCTTTGAGGTTTGTCCATGCGAGCTCTACATCACTAAATCCATTATCTGTGTTTATGGTTTCACCAGCAGCGTTTAATGGTTTTTTGCACCATACCAGCCATTTGGGATTGTCTGGGAGTTTGCTGCTGAAATTGTTTGCTCCGAAGAGGATTGACGGTGCGTTAAGTTGGAGGATAAGTTCTGGGTTGAATGGTTTGTCATCATTTAAGACTGGTTTATATTTTCTTGCTTTCACCATTCCCTCGACTCCCACCTCGCCTCTGGTGTCATCAAATCCCACAGCAGCAGGTGCGCCGACCTCTCCATTAACATTAACTATGTTTATTCCATATGGTGCGTCTGTGAGGATTAAATCAATCTGTGCCTCTTGGAGCAGGTCAGTGATATTGTCCATCTGGCTGCTGTCGCCACATCTGAGAGTGTGCCGTCCAAGTTTATATTTATCTCCTATTTTGACATTGACTGTGATTTCCTCGTCTGGCAGGTACTCGTCTTGTTCATGCTCTGTGAGTCCTGTTTCGTCCTCTGTTAATCCATCGAGTAAGTCATCGACATTTAAGTCCTCTAATTCAAAGCCTGTCAGTCTTATGTCGAAGCCTGACATGTCCAGCTCATCGAGTAATATGTTGAGTTTCGGCAAATCCCATTCACCACTTATTTTGTTTAATGCGAGGTTGAGTGCTTTCTCATGCTCCTCGGATTTGATTGCCATGTCTGTGCTGGTGAATGCCCAGCCGATGTCTCCGAACCTGAGCAGATACAGCTCATTATTGTCTTTGAATTCACCGTCCAGCATATACTTGTTTAATAAGACTTCATATCTCTGGTGTCCTCCTATTATTTTATTGTTTTGGAGGTTAATGATTATAGGGTCTACGAGTCCAAACTCGTTTATGCTGTTAGTTAGTTTCTGTAATTCGTCCTTGCTTATCTGTCTCGGATTGTAGTCTGCCGGTTTAATATCTGTTATGCTTATTTTCTCAATATCCATGATTTCACCATCTCAGGTTAAATAATATCTCAATTATTGGGATTAATGCTAT